GCCGTTGTTAAGCAGCAGCAAGCGGCGGTTAGGAAACAGGCGTATCAAGGCGTATGTTGCTTCAGCCCTTTACACACAGCACAGTGACAATTCGCAATTGCAGGCGGAATAGGGGGTAGGGTATCTTCCTGAATGTTTATTAGTTTTGGTTTTATGTCAGGTCGATGGATGTGTTTTAAGGATTTATCACGCTGATTGGAGAAGAAAGGGTTTGATTTCTTAGATTTTGATGGGTCATAAGCTTTCAAAGGGGCCTTTGGAATCGGAGGTTGGAGTGGGTTTGGTGGAATACTTTCAATCCATACCTCGGTGTTGTACAGGTACACATAAGCGTTTCCAGGGAAGTTAAATGACATAGCAAAAGTGTCAGTAACACGGATTCTATAGGACAAAACATACATGTAGTCATTGGTAGCTAATGTAGCCGGAATATCTTGGTTGGATTCAACTACAGGACTAATGTCGTTGTCTGGAATTGTTATGAAGCCGGAACTAGTGAAAGCTAAAGTCAAGCGATAAGTACCAGGTGTATTGATGAAAATTGTCGAGACGGTAGCACTAGCATCTAAGTTACCATATCTATATTGCTCATTACTTTCGGGGAAACAAGTAATGTCGATTGGATTAAGTGCAACATTCATTTCACCACTGTTATAATAGTAACAAGAGCTAACTTGGGCATCAGTTCCTTCGCCAGTAGGGGTGATCAACTCAATATCATAGCTGACATAGAGTTCTCCTATCTGGGTGTTTGCAAGTGATTCACTACATCCTGAAACAGCAACATAAAATGTGCCTACATCGTATGTTTTCAGGTCTGATGCTTGATCAATAGGACCACTGCGGACAAATCTCTGGGAATAGGCTTTATTCATCGACGCAGGGGGGACAACTAATGAGGTACGTTGCCACACTTGGGAGCGAGTGGTACCTTGATAGCTCAACAGAGTTGCTTTATCCAATGGTGGTGTATCATATGAATCATAGTCAATTCCAAGGTAGACTGATCCAACAGTGGTGGAAGGAACCGTGGATTCAAAGGAAAAGACAAGATTTCTGATACGATAGCATTCATAAATGACTGCCATCTTTGACAACCAAGGGAAGGTGGAGGCCAACCCAGGATTGATTGCAATCGGATAAATTTGGAAGTCATTGGATGCGGTCACATCTGATATAAACTCGCGGTGACGGACTTTGAGTTTTGCATCAGCAGACGGAGAGGCGGACATATTGGCACCGAGTGTTCGGGATTTGAATCCTTTCGCAACAGGGGCGTCGGAATATTGAAATCCGAGTCCAGCCTCACCAAGTCCAGAGACTTTACCATAAGCATTCCCTGAGAGCATCATGCGAGCGGCTTGAGCTTTGGGGACAGTTTTCTTCTTCTCTCGTTTCTTGCCCTTGTTCTTAGGGCCTTTAGAAACAATTCGGACAGGAACAGCAGACATTGGGAGGAGAAAAGGGGGGGGGGAAAAGGTGCGAAGCAATAAATTGGGACGCGAGCCTCCTAACCTACACAAGTGTTACGGCGTTGTGTTATCCGGAGTACAGTTTAGGGACATGTTCAGGTCCAGAATGCCTCTGCTTATAAATCAGCAGATAAAGAAGTGTGAATGAACTTACACTTCTTTCTTTTGCATTTGTCGGCGAGGTGGTCACGACACACGTTGGACAGTTCGTGACTGAATTTACATTGGGCACCTCTTGGGCAGTCTTTGGTCTTGTAGAATCGAGTACAGATGGGCATTTGGGCTTTAGTGATAATTGGGGCGGGTGGTAATTCTTTCTCACCTATGTCAACTCCATCAACAGTGACGGTCTTACCGGGAATTGGGTCAGGTTCGACTATGTGGAGTGTTGGGATTTCATAGATATCGGAGGCGTTGAGAAACTTAACATACCAGAGACAGACATCAGTTTCAGTCATACCAAATTGTGCCATTTGATCGACGAACATTGCGAAACTAGGGTCTCTAGTGCCATCTTCACATGTGAGGTTATAAGGATCTGATTCAAAAGTATCGAAAACTGCGGTTTCGAACATTTCAAACAATGTAGAAGATGTATATTTGGTGTTCTCATCAAGAACGTTGGTTAGCCACTCACGACGTTCTTTTGGGTCAGTCTTACCAGATTTAGTTAGTTTCAAGAGGTGGGTTGCAATGTGACCAATGAAGTTACCTTTATCTGTCACAAAGTATCCCATAGCTTTCCTGAAAACAAGAGCTTCTTTGGGAGTATTTCTATCACTATTGTCGGAAAAGTGCAATTTAGACAAACACCTAAGAGGATCAAAGAATGACTTAGGGCTGTCCCAGTCACTCCATATTCTACCCAGAAAAGAAAAGCGATCTCCTCTAGGCACGTGTTTCATTTTAACTTTAAGGTGTAAGTCGGTGCAGACCTTCTCATAGAGTTTAGGTGATGGGCAGTCAACACCGCCATCATCACCGCCACAAGGTCCTATTTTCCACCATGCCTCATACATAGTTCTACCAGTTTCACGTTGAAAAGCATATTGAACGAAAGCGTGGTTCAATGTGTTATCACAACTAGTATTAGCCGACCCACTCTTCATGGTGTCGAATGTATTATAATGAACATTGTATTCAGTTGAGAACATAGCGTAAGATAGGTGATATTTGATTCGGCGAATTTCTTCATGGTATTCAGAGTGGAACATTTTGCAAAATGCGGCAGTAGCAAAGTCTACCTGGAATGATGTTTGCGTAACATCATAACGAGAGAAATCTGCTTCATACACTTCATGAACAGCGTTGGCGAGAAATTCTTGGATCATCGAACCAAGTTCACGTGGGGTTTTGCCAAATGCGTACCAATGACAATTTTCTTTCATGTGGGCGACAAATGGGATGACAAACCTGAGGAATCTGAGAACGTGTTTGGGGTCTACGGCAGATATATTTCGAGGATCTTTCAACTCAGGATAAGCTTCAGTCTTCTGGAATGCTTTATTACGCATGTCATCAGGGTCTTCCAGAAGGGCATTCTCGTACTTATTCTTTTGGCAGCCAGAAGCTGCTTCGATAACTTCATCTTCACTAAGTGGGTGAAGACTGCCGGAGGCGGAGCAGGCAATTAGGAATATGATCTCATCGGCATAAGTACGGTATTTTGGGGGCACAGTTACCACAGATTTCTGAAGTTTGAGAACGCGTTCAGAAATACATGTAAGATCACTCGAGAGACATGATGCTGGAACAAAGGCTTGGTCTACTATAGGGTTCATAATGCGCTGGCCTTTGATCTTATATTCATCGTCGTTGATATCCTTGTATTGAAACTTATAGTTTCGTGGTGTAGCAGTAGACTCATATCTAGAAACGACGTAATTTATTGGCTTACCTTGTAATGCCAATATGATGTTGCAGAGCTCGTATTGGGTCTCAGTAGATCCCGTGATACGTTGTAAAGAAGCACTTGATACTTTGGGCAGGTTCAGAGCCTCTTTATATTGTTGATGAGACAATGTAAATTGGGTGAAACTATTAGCAGTAGCAAGTGTCATGTTGTCGGAACCAACCAATATATTGACGCCATTGACGTGTTGGGGTCGCCAACGCATCACGGGTCGAGAGTCGCGTGTTAAAGTCCAAATCATGTAAGCAAGGGGGTTTCCTTTGAAGATTGGGAGCAGTAATACTACATATCGATTGGGAGCAATTCTTCTAGTTTCAATCATACAGTGGACCATTGACATATTTGGGGTGCTAATTGTCACGTAGTCAGTTCGCCAGTTCCAGAGGTTATGTGAATAGGGAGTGCTACCAGAATGTGATTCGGTCCAAACTCCATCTGAACTTGTGGTGATGGTGGACTCTTGGGTACATTCTGCTAACACATCGGGTAAAATAGTGTACATAACAATGGCACGAGCTTTAGTGACTAGGGACATAAACACTTTTGGATCTAAATAGTAGTCAACATCAATAATCTTTACTATACAATTATCGGGGAGCGGGTCATTACGAAATTGCATTCGGAGATCTTTCTCAAAATAGAAAATTCTACTACCAGGGATTCCATTCCATTGATCTTTAGGAGACATTGAAAGAGACCAAACGTTGAATCCATTAGCCCGAATAAATTCATTGATAAAGTTGTCAGCCCTAGATCGACTAGCGGCTTGGAATTTATGGGGGTTTTCTGGGTTGATACGAGGTTGTTCAATCAAGCGGGAAGTGAAATCGGATCTTATTTCGGATCTAGCGTAGCGGGTAGAATTTATCTCTATGAGCCAAGACCAGAGAACATCGGGATCGAATTCTTGGAAAGCTATAAAAGTCGTAATCATAGAAGAAATGAGCTGATATTTCAAAAATCTGGAAATTGGTACAAAGTTGGGGGATAGAATCCAAAGTTGTGCGTAGAACCAAGTACTAATCGTGGCAATTTGACAAACATACAGCGGTATGCCTGGACCTCTAGATTTAAGTTCGTCGCGGTACTCACAAATATCAGTATA